CTTGTTTTATGATTTGTTGTTCCACCTCTTTGTTTAACCCAAACCCAATCTGGTTTAAATCCAACTCCAGTTATAGATTGTGTTGAGTTATTTCCAGTATAAAGTTTAGTGTTGAAATAGTCTGTAGATTTATTGATAGTTGTATAAGCCATTATAAGTTTAATCCTTTGGTTGATAAAGCAGTATAGCCTGTTGGTACATCATATTCAAATATTCCTATTCCACTTGCGTTAGTTCCTGCACTACTAATCTGCGTAGAACCGAAGTAGCCATTGCCGAAGTTAGCATGAGCAGTATATGTAGAACTACCAGACCTATCTCCATTACAGAAATAAAAATTTCCATCTCCTACTGTAATACCAGAAAAATCTGTGCCACCAGAATTTTCTAATGTTCCATTTTTATAAAAATAAACTCGTTTATTATCCATATCTACAGCAACTCCTATTACATCATTAGATGTATATGTATTTTCTACTGTTGAAGATGCGTTACTTACTTCTATATGACCATTATTAATATAACTAACACTTCCACAATTTGATGCACTTTGAAGCATATATCTACCTACAGCAGATGGAGTAGGTTGAGTTACAATTCCAAATTCAACATTACCACTAGCACCACTTATTGGTTTAAATTCAGCATAATATTTTCCTGAACTTGCACCTAAAGAAGATATTACTGGTCTTCTTTCTAATTGAGAACCATGAGCAACTGTAGTAGCACCATTAGATAATGTAACATCTAAATTATCAGCTATAGCATTCCATGTAGCAAAAACATTGCTTGGACAATCTTCTGTTTTTGTAATTGTACCACTAACTGTTAAATTATTACTTTGACCAGATTGGTCTGTACCAGAATTTCCATCTTTTAAAATAAAGAAACCATTGTTTCCATAAGTAACACTTGGAGAAGTATTTATTTTCCATTCTCCAGTTGTTGAATCTGTTGAACCAAATGATGATGCGTCATAAGCTGTGCCATCTATAAAGTGAACATGAGACATTAATCCATCAAAAAATCTTAAATTATTTGCAGCATCACCACCTACATAATTATTCTTACCACTTTCTGTACCTGTAGTAGCTTGATTTTGTCCAAGAGTATAAGTTGTACTTGCAAAACTTGTTTCTTGTGTTCCATTAACATATAGTTTAACTCTATTGGATGCAGTTCCTTCTGTAGTATCAACTACTCCCATAATATGATACCAAAAACTTGTATCTCTAAACAATCTATTTGTTACAATAGCTAAAGTACCATTTGATGAATAGTCCAATATGTGTAATGTATCGTTAGCTTGGAATTCCATATAAGAATAATATTGAGTAGCACTAGGGTTTATTACTCTCCAAAACATTTGTCTATCAGTTAGTTTACTTCTTTTTATCCAAGCAGAAAAAGTATATTTATATCCACTTCCTGATGGTGATGTATTTGTTCTACTTAATGATGTATTAGCCATTAGTTAAATTGTCCTCCACCTGTTGCACCGAAGCTAGATGTTAAAGTAAACTCTCTATCTACAGTTTGACCTTCAGCATCTGTGATTCTTAATGTGAATGTGTAAGTAGTTGGTGATGTAGAACTACCGCCAAAATCACTTGTAGTTATTACACCATTTGAAGCTAAACTGCAATTAGCTTGTGATGCGTTAGTTAATACATTTCCACCAGATGTAACTTCACTAAATGTTATTGCACTATCTGATGAGCCTGTAACTGTTGCAACTGTTCCACTAAAGTTACCAGCAATAGTTCCAAGTGATCCTGCAGCAGTTGTAAATGATGGTGCAGTAGATGCTGTTAAAATATTGTTTGTTGATCTTGCAGAATTTCCATCTGGATTTTCTACTCTAACAAAATAATTACCACTTGCTAAAGTTACATTAACTGAAAGTGTTGTAGCATTTGTAAAGCTAACAGTATTAGAAGAAGTAATTGCTCCAGTTGAACCATTAATAAATTGAACTATTGGTATTGAAACAAAATTTGTTCCTGTAATATTTATTGTTGTAGCAGTAGCTGGTGCAATAGTTTGCGATACATCTGCTACTGTTGGTTTTGTTTCAGCTGCTTGAGCAAAAGATAAATTACCAGAACCATCTGTTTTTAAAAAATATCCATTAGTAATAGATGATGGTAAAGTTAAAGTATAAGATTGACCAGCAGAATGAGGTGGTGCTTGAATAGAAACACCATGAGTATTTTGAGAACAGTTTAAAGTTAATTTTGCATCAGCACTAGAGCCATCACCTTTAATCTTTAATACTGGATTCTCTATTGTACTGGTAGTTCCAGATACTATATTTCCTAAATTTCTACTTTTACTCATAAGTCTTTTTAATTCATTGTTTCTTAAATGGCTAGATATTTCTACCTAGCCAAATAAATTATAATACTATTGTATTAGCTTCATCTTCAGTTAATGCTTCACCAGCAATTAACTTTGCTTTAGCACTAGCTTTTAAATTTGCTAATGCTGTTGCTTCTTCTTCTTCAGTTGGTATTTCTGCTACTTTAGCATTAATATCTTCTACTGAAATTGGTGTAGTACCATTTAACCAAATAATTTGGTTTGCATTATTTTCTAAAACTGAAAACTCTGCATTTGGGTTTATTTCTTTTATTGCTTTTGATATACTCATTATGCTAATACCTCCATAAGTGTAATACTAGATGGATTAGAATTATCTTGAAAATTAACTGCACCACTACTATCTGTTTGTGCTTGAACTTTATATGTAATTTGTGAAGTAGTTGATGGACTATCTAGTTTATCATAAAAACTTCTTCCTGACATAGTGCTAGAACTTGTATAAGTTGTTTTATTACTATTTTCTGTAAATATGACAGTTGAATCTCTTAATATTTTAATTTGGAAACCTCTATCAGCACTACAATCATAATTTAAATTTACAATAACATAAATTTTACTATCACTTGCACTTGGTGTGATTGCTAGTGTCATATTGGTTATATCTACAAATGAACTATGACTTGAAATTGCTTGTGAAGTAGTTGATGTAGTTTGTAAAACTTGATTAACTTTTCCACCACCAGCTGCTGCAAAAGTTCCATCTCCTCTTAAAAATGTAGAAGATGATGCAGTACCAGATCCAAGTCTAGCAGTTGCAATAGTTCCTGCTGTAATTTTACTTGCGTTTAAGTTTGGTATTCTAGCATCTGCTAAAGTACCACTTGTTATTGTAGATGATGCTAAACCATCTGTTATTGTTAATGTTTGACCAGAGGGGATAGTTATAGAAGAACCTGTGCTTCCCTCAATTTGGTCAACTTTTATTTTACTAGCCATATTGATTTCTCCTTTATATTATAGTTAGTGAACCTGAACCTGAGATAGTCCAAGTTATGTTGTTTGCTACAGTAATATCTCCTGCTAAAAATGAATTTTTTGTAGAAGATAGAGTTGTAGTTATGTTTGAAGATATTGTGTTATAATTTGAGAACACATTACCTTGTGTTGTTATTTCTGACGCTTGTATCGTAGAAAATTCTAAAGCATTAGCACCAGCATTGACAACTAAAGCCTGTCCTGCTGATCCAATTGAACTTAAACCTGTACCACCTCTAGCTGTTGCTAAAGTTCCAGCAGTAATATTTGCAGCATTAATTGCAGCTACATTAAATGTACCATAAGCAACTATAGAAATTATATCACCTGCTGTTGCACCACTAGCTAAAACTACCGAAGTTCCACTTGTTACAGTTACATCAGTTCCATTAACCAGCTTAGCTCCATTCAAATAAACATCTATGAATCCAGCATCATAAGCAAGAGTCGCACCTGCATCATCCGATCCTGTAAAAGTAGTTTGTCCACCAGAAGCTGTGTATTTAAATCTAGCTGCTGTTCCATTTACTGAAGATCCTGCTGCTGCCCAACCTGACGATTTGTAGACTTTAAGTTCATTCGCATTTGTATCGAAATATAAATCTCCAACATTTAAACTTGATGTTGGAGCTGATGCTGAAATTCTATAAACTTCTGCAAAGTTATTTATAGAAGATAAATTAGTTACAGCAGTTGTTACATTTGCTGAGTTTGATGCTAGTGTATTTAATCCACTTATTGCAGCAAGTGTATTCATATCAGATACAGTTTGTGATGTACCTAAAGTATTCATATCAGCTACTGCATCAGTTGTTCCAAGTAATCCAATTTGTGTTGATTTAGCAGCGACTGTAGAAACCTCTGTAGCTTTTGGAACTAATCTATGAAAATTGTAAGTATGTAATGTGGTTGTAGATTCAACTAAGATACCAAAACCTGCTGATAAAGTAGCTCCATTACCACAATTATTTAAAGTAACTGTTGAGTTTCCAACAGTACCATTTGCAATGGTAACTACACCTGATCCATTTGCAGTATGAGAATTTGCAAGTATTTGAACACTAACAATAGTTCCTACACCATCATTGACATCTGGATTTGTATTTGGAAAACTTGTTTCGTTTGCTATTGGAACAAAACCACCTACATCATCTACAAGATCAGTAACTCTTGCATCAATAGCACCAGTTGTAGCAATAAAATTATCGTTACTTGTCCATGATTGACCTGAGTTAATTAATTCAGATGTATCTTTATTTAAAAATCTAGTGTCTG